ATGACTATAGAAGAGATAAAAGCTATCCCTATCGCCGCTTTTCTGGCAAGGATGGGATATGAACCGGCAAGAAGACGGGGTGACGAATACTGGTATCTGGCCCCGTACCGGGAGGAACGCACCGCCTCGTTCCAGGTGAATGTACGAAAGGAAATCTGGCATGACTTCGGCACCGGGCAGGGAGGTGACATATTCAATCTTGCCGGGGAGTTTATCGGCAGCGGGGATTTCAAGGCGCAGGCCAGGTTCATCACAGAGACATGGGGCGGCCTCGCCCCCGAGCACAAGACCGTTTCCCGCACTGATGGGAATAACAGGGAGGATCTCCTCAAGAAGGAGAGTTTCACGGATGTACGCTTCGGGCCTCTATACAACAGAGTCCTGCTCCGATATCTGGCGGAACGCGGCATTAGCAGCGATGTGGCTGTACCGAACTGTCGGGAAGTCAGATATACCTTGCACGGGAAACGGTATTTCGCCATCGGATTCAGGAATGTCAGCGATGGATACGAGTTGCGCAACCGGTTTTTCAAGGCCAGCCTGTCACCTAAGGACATTTCACTGATGGATAACGGTTCGGACACATGCAACCTCTTCGAGGGGTTTATCGACTGCCTTTCGTGGCTGGAACTCGGTCTGGGATATGGAGACGACTATCTTGTGTTGAACTCGGTGTCATTGCTGGAACGCTCGTTCCCTATTCTTGACAGGTACGAGAGGGTCAACTGTTATCTGGATCGGGATGAAGCCGGACGGCGCACGCTGGAGGCACTCCGCAAACGCTATGCGGATAAACTGGTGGATTGTTCCTCTTTGTATAAAGGCTACAAGGACCTGAATGAATACCTGCAACATAAGTTCCTGTAAGTGTCGAATAAAGTATAACGTATTAAAATCTGATAGAATATGAATGCAATGAATAAAAAAAGAGGATTGGCCGGAATGGTGGCAGTCCTGTTCCTGGGTCTGGCGGTTTTGCTGTTGTCCGCCTGTTCTGATGAAATGGAAGTACAGCAGTCTTATCCGTTCAAGGTGGAGAACATGCCTGTTCCCACACGTATAATAAAAGGCGAGACGGTGGAAATACGCTGTGAACTCAAACGTGAAGGACATTTTTCCGATGCCCGCTACACCATCCGCTATTTCCAGCCGGACGGCAAGGGTACGCTCCGCATGGATGACGGGATGGTGCTGCTGCCCAATGACCGCTATCCCCTTGACAGGGAGGTGTTCAGGTTATACTACACTTCTGAATGCGAAGATCAGCAGACAATTGACATCTATTTTGAGGACAACAGCGAACCGGCACAGCTTTACCAATTGACTTTTGACTTCAACAACGAGACGGAGGACGAGGATTCCGTCGTGACTGCGGATAGTAAGGAATTGCCGGTCACAATTGTCGGACACTAAGCCGGTCCTGCCTATGATGAAGTTAAAAGCAATATGGTTTGCGGTACTTTCCGCCACGGTCTTTTTTCCGGGTATGCCTTCAAGGGCGGAGAATCCGGTAAAGGCAAGTCCGGACAGGTTCAGTCTTGCGGTCGAGTGTGTCAAGCGATTCGAGGGCTGGCATGGAGAGAAAAAGCATTGGCCTTATGTCGGGTGGGGTCACAAGGTTCTTCCCGGGGAGAGGTTTACCAACAGCATCTCCAAAGCGCAGGGAGACTCCATTCTGAGGGAAGACCTCCGTAAGCTGTGCCGCATGTTCAGTTATCTGGGGCGTGATTCTTTATTGGCAGCAGTCCTTTCATATAATGTGGGACCCTACAGATTAAAAGGATATGGAAAAAGACCGAAAAGCCGTCTGTTAAAGAAGCTGGAGTCGGGAGACCGCAATATTTACAAGGAATATGTCTCTTTCAGGTGCTATAAAGGAAAAGTGGTTCCGAGCATCGAACGGAGAAGGAAGGTGGAATTCATGCTGCTTTTTGAAGAGTAAATGAAAAAGGGAGAATCTTTCAGTTGTTATCACTGTCAGGTTCTCCCTTATTTCTTTGGCTTGAGAAGCTTGCATGTCAGTTTATCGGAACGGCATCCTGTACTTCCACCTCTTCAGAGAGACGGGAAAGCAGGAGTTCCGCCATGGCTCCGTTCTGTGGAATAAGGGCCGGGAAGTCTGTCTTTCCAGGCTTATATATTTCAGTGGCCACGTTGTACAAATCCCATGCGGTAATCTGTCCCTTGCTCATGGCCAGTTTCAGCACCTCTTCCGTGAAGATGGAAATCTGGCTCTGGTTCAACGGGTAGGTTTCTACAGTGGATGACAGGTTTCTGTCCGAACTGTCATGGGAAACGCGCAAGGCTGTCAGCAAGCCGATGTACAGGTAGATTTCCTCCATCGGGATAATCCGGCGTTTCAACCGCTGAATCCTTGCAATGTCCTCGTTCATGTTCACCTCGAAATTGGCCAGCCAGCCGTCCACGGTTTCGAAGAGCTCATCGGTTGTCACCTTCTTTTTCCCGTAATTGCTGATGCTCCGCTGCGGTGAGAGGATGCACTGGTTATGGCATATCTTCACGCAGGGGCCTATGGCTGCCTGTATGCCGTCCTGGTGGTAGGCGACGACCAGTGTGGTTGTCAGCTCGTCCGTCTCCCAATCCCTGATCCGGATAGTAGCGAAAATACGGCGCAGGATATGGGCTTCCACGGCTTTTTCGCCATGTGTCTGTTCCACCTGCGGGAGGATGCTCACTCCCGGCTGTGTCTTGTTTCTGTTCTGGGCAGCGAAGATTTCTTCCACCTCATAATCGAGATTGTATTTCTCGCAGATGTCCATCATGCGCCGGATGACCTGGTAATGGTAGATGCCCTGCACCGGATTGTTGTAGATGTCATTTTCTTTATAGGTGCGTTGAAGTGTCTCGAAGTTCATCACTTCAATTCCGTTTTTCTGGAAGTCAAACTGCTGTTGTCTTTCCATTACTGTCAATGTCGTTTCCATATTGAATTGAATTTTATAAAGTTAATACTGTCGTTTGCCTCTCATCAGGTGTGTATCTGCCATCCATGGAACGGCTGTAGTGTCACGGCGAAAGAACGGTCCGGTATTCCGTGATAGAGCAGACCGCCCACGATGCCTGTCCTTCCGTCGGGATAGTGTTGGGTGAAGCCGAACGAGTATGGGGCATGGTCATAGTAGAGTGAAATTTCGCTGGGACAGTCAGGATTTTCCTCCCAGCTCTTCAACCGTTCCAGGCATTTCCGGAGTGAGGTGTCACCGATGGATTCGGCATAACGCTTAACATTCTCGAAATGTTCTTCATTCAGGATTTTCATGATTCATTGTATTTTATCTGTTAAACACGTCCGGCTCCGGGAGCCGGTATTTTTATTTCTCACCTGCCTGACTGTCCCGTGGCAGTACCCGCAAGGTTTGGCGAAAGAAAATACCGCAGCCGTCAGGCGAGGATGATTTTCTTTCAGCCAACCCCGCAAGGGGCCTGACCTTGACAGGGTACACCGGACACGGGACTACCTTTGCAGGGTGGGAAATAAAATACACGGTAGTGTGCTTTGCATGGTCTGTGGCGATTCTCTTCCTGATTTGTTCGCCATTGCCGGACAAAAGATGTATTTTTGCAATTCTAATTTCAGTTTTATGGAAAACTATATAAAGAAAGCGGCGGATGCTTTCCTTGTGGAGCGTCCGTACGGTATGCGTGTGGATTACAGGAAGAAAGGATTCGTGCTGTTTAACCGTAACCTCAATGTGTTGGGAAATGCGGAACAGACCCGTCTGGAAGAACTGCCTCTGGAGCGGTTCAATGTGGAGGAGATTCCGTTGGAGGGTGAAGTCGTGGAGGAACACGCAGGATTTACCGATGTATTCTTCTATACCGATCTGACCAATCCCTATGCCGGATATGTGCTGAATTTGCAAAAGCTTAAAGCCTATAACCGGTTGATGTTTCCGCTGGCAATGGCGCTGAACCGTGAATTGTGAGGCCGGAAGCCGGTAGCGGTAACAGCTGCATGGAGCAGACCTTTACCGCCCCGGATTTAATTATTTGCCCTCTTTTTCTGTAATGAACGCCAGATAGGCGGACACGGCCTTATGGCATCCGGTAAAGTCCGGAGTCCGGCAGCCCTTGATTTTCCGGAAACTGACGGTGCCGTTCCTGTCAATGCCCCTCACATGCCTGTTGAATGTCCCTTTGGTTCTGATATGGATGTCAAAACCGTCCCTTCCGGTGATTTCAAGGAACATTTCTCCCGTAATCCGTTCCCCGTCCAGGAATTTCCGTTTCTGTTCATTGAGTAGCCACTGATGTTGCTCTTCCTGCACTCTGCGCTCTTCCGCCTCTTTCTCCTTCTGCTTCCTGCGTTTCTGCTCCTGTATTCTTTTATACTCCTCACGGGCTTGCACCAGGGAAGTGGTGTCAAGTCCGAGAGCCTCGAACACGCGGACGGAGATCAAATTGACGAAGGCTCCTCTTTCCGCACTTTGAAGCGTATCCGCAATCCAGTTCCTGCAATAGGTGGCGGCTTCCTCTCTGCAACCTTCTCCCTTGAGAAACCGGCGTGAATACTGCCCGCTGGAAAAATAAACGTTTTCAATCCGGCAGACCACATGGAAACAGTCATCGTCTTCATTCCCGTCTTCGTTCTTTCTTGACAGGGAGAGATATACATTCTTCGCATACGGCTCCAGTTCCATATAAGAAGCCACGACGGTATTCCCGTCAGACTTGTACTTGAACACTTTTGCTTTCATTGTTACATTTTTTTTGATTGTCCGTTCATATAATCCGTAATTCTCATTTCCAGTTCATCGTATATCCGGTTGAACAGTTCCTGGTACTCTTCCAGAAAAGCCCCGTCCGTATCGCACATGTCTTCGAGTGTCTTTCCATTTGCACGGCACAGCTCCGTATCGGCCAGCTCACAGACAATCTCGCTGAGCATCGAGCGGTCCTTGTCTTCGGGAAGCAGCCCTCCTTTTTTCAGGAGGCAGTAGTTACGGATATTGATTCGCAAATACAGGTCCGCCTCTTTCCACCGTCCATCGGGAAAAAGAGAGAATGCCTGTTTCAGTCCGTCGGGCTGTCCGCCCCACCATTCGTTCAAATTGTTCGGTTCCATATTGATAAGTTTAATTGATTACTGTCTGTTTGGTTTGCCATTGCCGATGGGCGGTGATGTATTCCTGGCGTTCCTTCTCCAGTAACGCTTCTGCTTCGGGAGTGTAGCCGATAAAACGAATGTAACCGCCGTTATATCCGGTAAGCTTGCACCGAATACCGGCTTTCTCCAATTTGTCGATCCGTTTCTGAGCCAGTTTCGCGCTTGAATAATCCTTCGGCCAGAAATAATGCTCTCCGTGTGAGCCGTAATGGTCTTCTCCGAGTATCATTTCGCCGGAATGCCTCCTGTGTTCGATGAAATCAAAGCGGGCTGTGCCCAACGCCTGCCTGATGGCCTTATGTGCCGGACCTTCGGGATGCTTGAACACTTCCGGCTTGTCCTTCCCCTTGCAGTCAAGTTTCGGCAGTTCCACCTTGTAAGGCTTCCGGTAACTCCCTATAGCCAATGTCAGGTAGAAATTGGTATGGAAATAATCCGTCATCGCATCGCTGTCATCGAAGTTGTATGACATGACAAAGTCACAGACATTCAGCATCACCTCCTTGGCACGGTCTGTAAGATCGGGGTTCCGCTCTATGTTGTAGTGGTTGATATGATCCTGTACTTTGCCGGATTCCCTGGTGAACGCCTCAAAGTCCGCACTCATCAGTTTGATGTAAATGGAATTGTAGTTCTCCCGTCTGACGGAGAACTTATATCTCGGATAGGTTTCCTTTAGCCAGATTCTCACAAGTTCTACGATTTCAGGGGCATGTTGCCCTTTGTAGTTGCGACCTTTCCAACGGTATTCATTATACACGTACTCGGTATATTCCTTTGCCGTGGCACCCGGATAGTCATGTTCATACCCGGTTGATGCGGCAGAGACATCCGGTTTGTCTTTCCAGACTTCAAAGAGCCTTTCAAACTCGGTGTTCACCTGTTGCATGATGGCAGTGTCACCACCCTTGTCCGGGTGGTGCTGCAATGCCAGACGGCGGTATTCCTTCTTCAGGTCCGCCAATGAATGTATGTTATGAAAATAAGCCATAGCTATAGGTATTTATGCCCCTGCGAGGCGGTTGATAAAATATTCCTGGTTGTCAAGGTCAAGTCCGAGGTTGCTGCACGCCATTTCGATGTCATCTTCCCTCAGGTCGTCCGCCTCCTGCAACTCGCGCAGGTACCGGATTTCAGAATCCAAGTATTCCTGCGCTTCCATATGGCTGCAACTGCATGAGTTGCTAATCTGTTCAATGATGTTAATCTGCATATTATTCGTTTTTAGAATTATACCTGTTGTAAATTTCCCGTTTATGTTCGTAGTCCCGGCTGTTCCACCATTGGTCTGCCGCATCAATGAATGTCTGCGTGTTTTCGGAAGGCGGAGAGTCACAGACTTTCAACCCTGTGATTTGTTCCTTTGTTTCAAAACCGCACGACTCCCACCAGCCCTGCATCTTTTGTGTGAACTCCGCCTTAGTACAGAAAAAGACCTGAACGCCACATTCTTCGCACCATTTCCCATCGCACCACAGCCCGTTATTGTCATCATGCACATAGCTGATACGTTCATCCGTATTGGCGTTTATCCATGCTTGGATTTCCAACTGCCGTGAACCGCATTCTTTACAGACAAGGATGTCGGAATCGTCCGGCTCTTTTCTGAAAGCCCTGCCGTCATAGAGTGTAACGGCACGTTCCACGAGTAGTTTCTGGTTGTTTTCCGATAACTCGGCAAAGAACCGTTCCGCCGCGCCGAATATGGACTTGTCCGCCAATGCGGACCATTTATCCCAGAAGTGCCGGTACATATCTCCAAATACGACCTTGCATTCTTCCTTGCTCCAGGCGTTCCACATATAGTAGAAGAAGCTGGAGACAGCATTTTCCGCTTGATATTTCATTGTTCTTCAGCTTGTGGTTCTACTTTTTTGCTCTCTTCCAGTTGCTGCCATACAGCCTCATACATTCCGGAAAGCCAGTCGATGTTGCTGGCTCCGAGTTCGAACGGGCTGTAACATTCCACTTCATCACCGCTTTCTTTCTCTTCGGCAAGGACGGTCAGGCTGCTGTCCGTTACCCGGAGTCCTGTCACCCTGCATTCGTAGGGGTCTCCGTTCTTGCCAAACCATATCACCCAGACCGGGTCATAATCCTCTTCCGGAAACCGTATCGCGTTCATGGCATGGTCATGGAGCAACTGCCGTATCGCTTCGATGATGTCTTTTCGCAGTTCTTCGATCCTGTCTCCGAACACCGACATGGGGGATTTCCCGCCTCGCTGCCTTACGGAGAGAACCTGCAAGTCCGGATGACAACCGAACTTCCAGTCCGTCACTTCATCGTCATCCCGCGTTGTGTGGATGTTGCCGCCCAATACCAGACCGCAGTCTTCCGCCACCATGCTTTCCGCTTCTTCACGGTCTTCCGCCACCACTGTGTAAGTACCCTCGAAGATGTACCTTACTTTTACATCATATTTTCCCATAATCTTCTATGATTTGATTGTTGATCAGTTGATTTTATCAGGATACAATGCGAACCGCATCCCCGAAAAAGGAGTCGTCCACCCCATATACATGCCGGACCGAACAGTCATATTTGGAACGTTCGTCATCCAGCCGGAAGCGGAAACCATGATAGTCCTTGACTTCCAATTTCAGCTTTACGTCCCGTTTCAGTTCCATTTCAAGCAGGCTTCCACCACCATACGTCGAACTGAAAAGTCCGCAACAGTTGCCTTTGGGGATAATGACCTCTTTCAATGAAAAGTCGGCTTCATACAGCTCTTTCAGGCTTACCCTGCCGATGTAAGTCAGCAGGTTCGCCCCGCAGCAGGAATTGATAAGTTCCTCGTAGAATTGTTCGTAGGAAACCTGCTCCTTGCCGTTCCGGTTCTTACGGTTCGGGAAACGCCCGTAAGCCCTGTAGCCGTGTTCTGTCAGAATTTTCTTTACCCTCGCCGGATTGAGGTTAAGGCTGTCCACCATGTCCCCGAAGTAGGATTCCTCGTACCTGTAACCGCCTTGCGATTCAAACCGGTTGGAATTGATGCAGTCATAGTTGGAAAGCATTTCCACACGGATGGGGATGTCATCCGTATGCCTTACCAATTCCTTCACCACGTCCGAATCGTTGCGGCTGTAAATCTCGTCACGGATTTCATCTTCGTATTCATCGAAGAAGTCATCGACCGCTTCCCCGTCAAAGTCATGGAATACGGCACATTCCTCTTTCAGTTTCGCAATAATCTCACGGACAGCTTCCCATTCGGCATCGCTGTACCACTCGTCTGCCTTTTCCCACAAATGTTCGCGGCTCTTGCTGTCAAGGCATTTTTGAATCAGTCCGCAATGATTGTCAAGGTTGTCATTGTAGTCCGTCCATATTAGTGTATAGGCCGGTTCCATCAGGGATTTGATGAAATCCAATGTCAATGTTTTCTGTTCATCCATTTCTGTTACCTGTGTACGGCAGGATTCCTTTTCCCGTACATACCGTTATAAATGACGGAAGCGGCCTTCAAGCCGCCTCCGTGTTGTTTCCTAACCATACAGTTCCTTCACGATCTTGTCATATATTTCCTTTGCCATTTCCGTATTCCGGTTGAAGTGGAAATAAGCCGTGTATCTGTATCCTGTTCTTGGCACTCCTCCGCACTGCTGTATTGCCCTGTCTATCTCCCAGTCGATATCACCTATGCCAAGAGATATGCTTGTGCCATGCAGCATACACCGTGCGAGTTTCAATGCGGAATCTGTCTTGTCTTCCTTGCGCAACCGGTCGAAAGCCATCAGCGCGATTTGTCTGTTTGAAATCTTTATCTCTTCCATATATTTTGCATCTGTTTGGGTCAGACAATCCCGGTAAGTTGCCTGAATCGCGCAACTATTTCATTGCATTTGCTTTGGGCAAGTTCCTCATATTTTTTGCAAATGGCACAGTATGCCTTCCAAGGTTGGCCTCTAAGCTCGTGCTCGTATGAGGACCTGACCAATTCCGGATATTCTTCAAAAAGTGTCTTGAATGCTTTACGCCATTTGCGCCCTTGCCACAATCCGTTTGCTATCAATGTTATGAATTCAAACATCTGTTCGTCTGTTTTCACATCCAATGCATAAAAATGGTCTGTTGTCGGCCACACGTTGTTGGAATGCTGCCAAGTTTCTATCTGCTTGGTTTTGGCATTGTATGCCATTCTTGTAATTACCTGGTGACTCATATTGATATGTTTTTAGTTCATTACCGTATTGTCTCTTTTCCTGTCACGGCTTGCCAGCATCCCGAAATGGATGCTGAATATGCGCCGGCTGAAGCAGAGCGGCGAGTTGTATTCCACCCGTTGCCACAGGGTAAAGTGGTTGTCGGAGAATGACCATCTGAAATATCCTGACAACGAGCCGAATAGCGGATTGGCATTCCTGTTTATCAGGAACTTGTTCACATCCACGATGTGCCCTGCCGTCAGGAGAATGTTCAGTATCTCCACAAACGCCATTTGCGAATAGGGGTCAACCGGCATTACCGGTCCTTTGAAGTTGATTTCCATCTTGTATATGTTTATACGCTTTAATCGTAATTGTCATCGAATACCTCGAAACGGGGAATACCCGTGTCGAAATAGTTGCTTGATATGCCCGGACAGTACAGCAGGCTGTCATCCCCGCTGTCCGGGCAAGGCTCATCGTCGATATAGGCCGCATTTCCATAAAGTTCGATATAGTGCGCCACCAGCAGGTGCGGGTCTTCCGTACTGATGTCATGCCCGTAACGGTCACACCAGTCGAAGAAGCAATCCTTGTCGGGTTCCTCCAGCTGTTCCATCGCCTCCCTTATCTCGAAGAAGTTGGGACACAGCCATTCCCGGTTGATGAGCAGGTCCGGGATTTCCTCCCATTTCGTGTACCTGTATTCCGGAGTTTCCTCTTCGGGGAACAGTTCGGAGCAGGTGCACAGGAATTCCCCCATGTCGCCGAAGTCGGACATTTGCAGCAGGTTGTCTTTTTCCTGCCCCATGTCTATGAGATGCTGCGTGGTCACTGCCACTTCTGCCTGATTCAAGTCCATGATATTCTTCATTATAGTTTATGATTCGGAACCGGGGATTTCATTCCACAGGCTCCAAAAGGTCCGCACCCCGGCAGTGCAGGGTTTTTCGGGAAAATACCGGAGCCTCCGGCGAGGATGATTTTCCCGAAAACCGCTTGCGGCATGACCTTGCCCTGCCGGTAAGGGGGCGGGCTACCTTTGCCTGTGGAATGGAATCTGCGGTTTCTCATTTGTTTTTCCATTTTTCAGTTCATGATGCGCTGGCTTCCCCAGCTGATATGTATTTTCCCTTCGCTGTCACGCTCCCTGACCAGCAGGCTCTCGATGACGGACATGGTGACGTCGAACTCCTCGAAGATTTCCGACTGTTCCTTTACTTCGCCCGTCTTGATGAACTCGTTCAGCCGCTCTTTGGTAAGCACCAGCGCCATCAGGTTCTGCTCCACGGAGTCCTTGTAGGTGACATAATGCACGTCCTTCAGCTCTTTGGAGTCGAGACGGATGAAACGGAAGTAGAACTGCTCCATCTTCGGGATGTTCCATTGCAGGGATTCAAGTATCACGTCGTTGCAGGTGGGTATGTTCACCGAACTGCTCAGGCTCTGCTGCGTGCATACCAGTATGCCGTTGATGGTGGAATCGAACTCCGTCACGATGCTTTGCCGTTTCTTGAACGCCACGTCGCCCTTGACCACAAATACGGGACGGTCAGGAAAACATTCGCGGAGACGGCTCTCGTAAAGGTCGAATGCGGCTATGGACGTGCAGCCGACAGCCACTTTGCCGGGTATCTTCCGTACCAGCCTTTCGATGTACCTTGTCTTGTTCGGAATCCCGTCTCCGGAATAGCCCTCTATCAGGTGTGGGACGGAGCAGGCCTTGATGAGCAGCTTGATCTGGCGCATAAGCCGGAGTCCGGCATCCTTCTTTGCATCCCCCGTGCTGTTGTAATACAGTTCGCAGATGCGGCAGAACTCCTCGATGATGACACGGTAAACCTCACGCTCGCCGTCGGACGGGCTGACGGTATGTGTCCGTATCTTGTATTTTTCTCCTGCAAAGTCCCTGAACTTGCGTGTAATGACGGTCTTCCCGATAAGGCCGGCCAGCTCCTCCTTGTTATAGACATCCTGGTTCTGCTTCTCAATGCCGAACACGGTGGATTTCCCCGGACAGTGGCAGGCACGGAAAAGCACATGCCCCCTGAAAGCGGGGAACGGCTCACCATAGTGCGGATTGTTATCTTCCTCTATCTCCTTGTCCCTGTTCTCGTGGTACACCCGACTGCTCCAACAGACCATGTTTATGGAATTGTTATACAACAGCTCAAACTGGCTGTACAGTTCGGCGATGTTGTTGCGTGTGGTCGTACCGGTGTCGAGTATCTTGTATTTGAGGCGGCGGAAGAGACCGAGGATATGCCTTGTACGTTGTGACGACGGGTTGGTTATCTCGTCCGACTCGTCGAAAACAAGGCACAGTTTTCTTGAACTGCGTTTGACGAACCTTGCCATGCCCCGTTTCAGCTTGCCGAGCATGGAGGTGGATAGGACGATGAACACGCCTTCCGGCACAGTTTCCAGGTCGGCATTGTTCCTTGCCACCCGGAACTGTTCCCTGTTTATCGAGAGGAAGGGTATCCATGTCATATTGGTGGCGATGGCAGGAGCCAGTATGATGACATTCCGTACTTTGCGGAATTTGAGCAGGTATTTGGCACGATGGTACACGGCGGCAGTCTTGCCAGAGCCTTGCTGCCAGTTCAGCAGCGCGTGGCGTTTCTGCAAGACAAGGTTCAGGTCGTGTTTCTGGAGCGTGGTAAACTCGCAGGTCTCGCCGTCCTTGTTGATGAATGCACACCGGTCCAGGTATTCTTTCAGCCTGTCATCTTCTTCCATTTCCGGGAACAGCCGGTTCTGCATTTCGTACTCTCTCCGCTTGCGTCGGATCAGTTTCTCCGCCGCACGGATTTGACGCATGTTCTTTTCTGTCGGCACTTCCGGTATGGGCAGTTCAGTACGTTCCAGCACGAGGTCGTTGATACTTGCCGCCTTGTGCGGAACTTTGTCAAGGAGTCGCGGAGCATATTGTTTCAGTTTGAAGCCGTATGAGGTCACTTCCTTGCGAGGTACGGTATTTTGCGAGGTGATGTACCTGCGGATGACGGCAAGCACTTTCTTCGGGGTCAGTTTGTTCTTCTCCCATTGCTCCACCTGCTCCCGCGTGGCGTTCTCAGGCGGTTTCTGGTTACGGAACTTCGTGACCAACGCTTCCGCCTTGTCTATATGTTTGTTCAACTTGGCGTGCGCCTTCAGCTCGTACATGTACTTGGCAAGTTTGTACTCGAACAGCTCAAGTTCTTCCTTGTCGATCCGGTTGGTTTCGCGCATCAGGTCGAAACGCAACCGGTGTTTCATCGCCCTGGCCTCGCCGATGCGCTTTTTCAGCTCGTCCGCCGTTATGAATTCTTCCGCGTTGTAAGCCTGCATCTTGATGTGGCCCGATTTACGGAGAAATACCATGATTTTCGTATTGAAGTCATGGACTCCGACTGCGGCAAAGGCTGACGGGCCCAACTTCGTCTGACCGACAAATGAGAATCTGCCGTTTATACCGGCTATCCGTGTCTTCTCCCAGAACCCGCTCTGCATGAAGGAACAGGGCACGATGACCATCAGGATTCCTGCCGGATTGAGCACATCGTAAGCCTTGTCCATATAGTATTCCTGCGACAGTTTGTAGTCGAACTTCAAGTTAAAAGGAGGATTGCCGATGATAACATCGAAACGTTGTTCCGGATAGTATTGCCGGATATCGCATTTCTCGATATGGGCTTCCGGGTAGAGGTATCGTGCGACAGACACGGCCTTGCCGTCTATGTCGAAGCCGTAGGCATTATGCGGGTTGGGCAGATGGTTGAAGAAATTGCCCATACCGCAACACATGTCAAGAACCATTTCGGATGAGACAGGACACAGCATATCCACCATGTCCCGGCATATTTCATGCGGGGTGAAGAACTGTCCCATCTCGAACTCCTTCTTCGCTTCGGCATACTCGTGGTAGCTGGCAAAGTCGGACTGTTTGAGGTTGTGCAGCCCTCCGATACCGGTATAGCAGTTGTAGATGCTCTCCGCCGGAATGAGGTCCTTGCCGGAGTCTATGGCGAAAAGTATCTTCTCGTTGACTTCGGCACGCATACCTTGCGGTATCTGTTGGGGGATGATGGCATACATGACTTTATCTGTTTATCGTTAAAAATGAAAACACCCCGCAAGGATTGCCTTACGGGGTGCTGTGTAAATCTTATCATGGTCAGTTTTCTCTTAGGGTGATTTCATCCAGATGCAGACGCTTGAAACAACTTTCGGCTGCCGCACTGTCCTTGAACCGGACATCGATACGTCCGTTCTTGTAGAATCGGATTTGCTCGGCATTGGTGGTCGTAAGGTCGTACCAGTCTGTGACAGAAATGTCGTTGTCATCAAAACGGATAATCATCTTTGAATTTCCATTCAGTATGTCATCCGCACCGTAGGCAATGCCGGCACACAGGGTTTCCAGTTCTCCGCCGTAGTTGTAGGAGATTCTGTTCCTTTGGTTGTATTGCATGGAAAAATCGTCGAAACGGATGATTTCGGGAAAGATTATCTTGTCCTTCTTCAACTCCGTCTTGACTTTGCTCCAGTATGCCGGTCTGACAACTTTGCTCAGGCGTGCGAGCAGTTCTTCCACGGCCGTTTCCCGGAAACTCTTGCCGCCCAAGTGTTCGATGACTACATCTACATATGTGTCATAAACAGGACGGAAGCCCATCGGAAGTTTTTTTTCGTCTATTTTATACTCAGGAACCGACACTTTGTAAGTCCTGTTGAAATAAGAAATGATGCGGTTCGCAAAATTCGCGTTGGCGTTTCGGTTCTTATCCACCAGATCGTTAATCAGATCAAACGGTTTGAACTCGTTGTGTGAATAGTCTTCCCTGTCGTTATGGTAAGTGTAGAAATCACGCATGGAAACCTTGCCGTTTTCTTCGTAATGGAACTTACGTTCGGCTTGGTATTGTTCGGCTTCTTCCTTGAAGACGGCGTACCAGCGGTCAATCTGGTCGAGTGTCTTGTAAAGCAGGTTTTGCTGCGTCTGGCAATAGACACGGTCCTGTTCCGTAATCTTGTCCTCGTTTCTCACTTGTACGCTCAGAATGCCTTGAAGCAGGTCGGGAGCGTTGCCGGCCTTGGGTGCTGTTGTCGTTTGCATATCTGTTAGGGTTAAATGTTAAAAATTATCCGGTTTAATCCGGTAGAAATAAGTGATGTGCTTTTCCATGTCCTTGACTATCTTGACCTGCTCGGGATGGAAGTTGAGCCTCCTCGTTTCGATCGGGGCATTAAACGTTTCCCATTCGGCGGAAGGTAAGAACACATATTCCCGACGGAAACACCATAACACGATTTGATTATCCCAATTTCCCTTGAACACCGTTCCTTCGTAGTCCTTCAGGAACTGCCGGAACTCGGCTTCGTCCCGAAAAGCGATGTCAAAGCCTTGATAGAGATTGCCGTTTTCCGATTCCTCCCTTTTGTGTAGGTAGAACTTCCGGTAGGTCTCGGTCGTGAAATCTCCATACCTGGGATTGGGTTCGGCATAAAACCATAACGGTACCTTAGCCAGAAATGACACCGAACCGTTGGCGCAAGCACCGCAATGCCCCCAGTCCTTGAACACCCCTTCCGTCCATTTCAGGAATTTCAGTTCCTCCGGATTCACGGAATGGAATGCGCCTCCGCTGACACTCAGACGGATATTGCCGTCCTCTTCCCACACGAAAGGCACATACGGCTGTTCGCATACGGAAAGATATCCTTCTTTTGCACTCCTGCTGTCAATAAGGGCGTTTCCGTAATAATCCCCGTGTTCGGTTACATATACCAGCCTGTCGCCGATTTGAGGTGTAATTTCGGAGCGTGTCCGCTCAATGAGTTCAACATAATTGTTGGCCATATCCACATCTTTCTGTGTCAGCCAATGCTGGTGGTCGTATGAAACATTCCGCTCTCTGAGTGTTTCGATACTGTACTTTTCTTTTGTTACCTGCTGTGACATAACAATTTATTTTTAGTGATCCGGCTTTTCGGGGCCGGAGTTCCCGTAACTACAGGCCATAAAAGGTCGTGTCCCGTACATGCAAGGTTGGCGGGAAAAATACCGCAAGCCCTCCGGGCGAGGATGATTTTTCCACGACACCCGGAGGGCTTGACCTTGCTTGTACGAGCAGGACACGGGTTACCTTTGCCTGTGAGTTACGGGGATTCGGCTACGGTATGGCTGTCATGTCCGCTGTATATGTTTCTTGAAATGACCGTGATATTTTATGCCCGAAAATTACCGGCAATCACGAAAAAATGCTACCTTTGCATCAAGAAAAAAGAGTTATTTGAAAGCATGAGGAATATAGTGATTCTAAACAGCTTGGAATTTTCTTATCCGTTGCCCGTTCTCATGCGAGTTTTCTACAAAGCGTTGATAATCAAATAAGATACTTCAGATTACAACAAATATAGTAAAATAACGAATAATTACAAAGGAGTATTCATGTTTTTACTATGATAAAGAAAATAGCGATACCTCGAAAGATACCGCTATTCAAATAGTCAATGTTTTAGATTTATATCATTCTGTTTTGTATTATCCCCGTAAATATTCTGACTGAATTGTTCTATTCTTCAGATTTGCTGCTGGAACTTTTAAGAGAGGAAAGCTGTTTCTGTTTCTCAATGTCGTTCTTCTGTTTCTCAGCCTGCTCTTCCTTGATGGCTTCAATCTCGTCCAGAACTGCATCCACGTTCCCCACAAAGGTGATAGCCCGTTGCTGCGACCAGATTTCGCCGTCCTTAGCCTTGATAGCAGTGTCTATCTTGTCTTTGATGTCCTCCAGTTTATATGGCTGCATCTGCACATCCACATCAATAGTCTCGGAGGCTTCTTCTAGGGTGGAATTCACGGAACCCAACGCAGAGACAAGAAAGTTTACCCGTCGTTGCATGAACTCGCCGACGGTTTCATTCAGGTTCTCCACATTCAGGTGTGTGGACATGAACACATAATCGAAGGTAACACCGGAAACGGCGTTTCCTGTACCCTTCAGGGAGTCGAAAGAGATTCTGGGCGTATTGGTCAGTCCGTATATCTGACTTAACAGCGTCTCCACCTCGAACTTGACAGTATCTGGTACCTGTGACCAGGTAAGATACTGGGCATTTGCTCCCTGGCCGGTCAGCTCGACCACCCGGTTTTTGAACTCACCGGAGAAGTTCTCCACGTTACCAAATAGCATGAGAATAGGGAAGAAGTGGTAGTCGATACAGTCTGCATAGTTTGAAAGAAGTTTCTCCAGTCTTACACGGAGGCTCTTTATCTTTTCACAGTATGCTTCCGGACGGTACATATAAATCACTGGCATCTTCTTGAATCCATGAGCAAATGAGCCTTTGTCGGACCAGCTGCTCGTTAGCTCCCACTGGTAAACCATATCCTTGGTAATGGTCATGAAACAGGTAATCTCTACATCGTTCAGGTCTTTTTTCTTATATTCACGGGATAGGGCCACCAAATCCCCCTGGTCATTGAAGAAAGGGTAGAGCTTGTCGCCACGGAACGGAGACCAGATGGCACTCTTCAGACGGTATTCAGGTTTTGATTTGCCGAAGATTCCTGAAATCTTTCGTTTGAGCTTTGCCCAGAAGCCGTCATCCTTCACCACATACCAGTATTCGGCTACTTCCTGCTCGGCCAGCCATGCCCGGACTACTTTCTTGTTCTGGTATTTCAACTTGTTTTTCTTGAACACCTGCTTCAAGGCCGAAAGAAGATTCTCCTCCGATTCATCCGGCTGGCAATCAAGGACCGGTTCTGTTCCCACGGTGAAGGCAGTCTGAATGTTCACGATGTCCTGCTCGATAGGAAGAGCAATCCTGTTTGGGTCAACTTCTTTCCTGACCGCCGGCTCAACATATTCTTTCCCGGTTTTCGGGTCTGTAATCCGTTTCTCAGGCTGGGTAGTGATTTTAATTTTCGGGTATTTCTCTTCATCTATCACTATCTCGTGCTTGTTCGGATTCCAGTCGTTGTAAAGAGCGTGAGCGTTTGGTTGCTCGGTTTTTCGTCCTTTTTTCAGATAGTAGATTTTTCTCTCTACTTCCGGCATAGCTAAAATTTCTTCTATAGTCATATCTCAAAGTTTAATGTCCAAATATTCCTGAAACGTCTTTGGGTTTCATAATTCTACCGAGAAGTTCTCCCAGCACATAGTAGCGTGCAGCATCTATGCCATGATTATCATGGTCTTCAGGTTCGTTGATGTAGTTTCCATCCTTATCCTTTGCCCATACATAGTTTCTGAACTCCCGTTGAAGGTTATAAGAACGCTTGGTGATGAATATTTCCATTCCCTGCATCTTGTCAATACCGGCATTGACAGAACCTTGCCCTTTCTCTACCGCGTATATTTTAATCCCTCCGTTATGAATCTCCTGAATGAGTCGCGGGTCCGCACTGTCGGCAATCACTCTCAAATTCCACGGGCGTAGCGTCTTTATAATATCCCCAGAAAGTAATCCAGTTCTATAATCCACTTCATCCAGATAAAGCGCATTGTCTACGATGCCACATCGAATAGAAGCCGATGGATCATTTGTATAACCAAAGTCCTGTCCAATAGCCACCTTCTTGCACCACATGGGGAACTCATCCACGATACCCCATTTCTTGAACACTGCACCTTCGGCCACGTCTGCCCATCGACCGATAACCACATGAGCGTACTTCTCCGGATTCTTCTCTTTCATTTCCTTGACTTCTCTCAGGAACTCAGGAGAAAGGTTCTCGATATTGTCGAAGTAAGTCGTATGGATATGAAGTACATTCGGATGGGTGGAAATCTGTACCTGGACGCCGTCAATCTCCACCAGCCGATGAGTATTCTCGATGTATTTCTTGTAGATGAAGTGATTGGAGTCACATGGATTCATGATGATGATAATCCGGTTCTGAATTCCCTTCTTACGGATGGAGAGCATAATCTTGTCAAACTCTTCCTCACTGGTCCATTCCTCTGCTTCATCACAAACAAAGGTGGTGATACCCTGAATTGATTTCAACTTTGCCGTCTGATTCCCGGAAGAAGTCTTGATACCCCGGAACATGATACGACTGCCGGTCATCCGGTTTACAATATCGGTTTTAGTGGTCTTGAAATACTTTGTTGTTCCATCCAAATCTATCTTTTCCATCATCTCTGGAATGATAGACATCCCGGCAGATACCATCGTGTAACGGGTATAAAGAATCTGGTGGACTATCTTCTCTGTGGGAGTCATCTCGAACGTCAGCCGCTCTATGAAGGTAGAAGCGTTGAAAGACTTCCCCGAACCACGACCACCGGTAATGAGAATGATAAACTTCTCGCTATCGGTATATAGCGGATGATATATCGCTTGGGGTACAATCATTTCAGTTTGTCTTTAATCCATGAGTCAATAGAAATTCCGTGGTCAATATCCTTTGGAATATCTGCATCTTCGTCTTCTCGGTCTCCAAAACCTTCTTTTCTTCCTAATGTGGAAAGTAAATAGCGAATCATATACCCATCTGGACGTTCACGCCATCCGATAAAGTTTCCATTTTCATCTTTCTCAGGGATACCAAGCGCAAGTACACGTGCAGATACAAGGCATTCATCTACCAGAGAACCTCTTTCGTCGGTGATAGCATCTTTGAACTGGCTGTCTGCTCTGGCCCAATCATACACGGTTTTTCGGGTTACATTGAATACAGCAGCAACTTTAGAGAGATTTCCACCTGTTTTATGAAGGACCTCTCTGAATTTCGATATGTCTGGCTTCTTTCCCATGCGCGCGTATCTGTTTATTTTGATTACTCAATTCCAAATTCGACCCTATCCATAAACTCCTTTCCGTCAATATAACGTTCATCAAATCCATAACCGAACATTTCCATGAAGTTCGCTCTTTCTGTAGGACTTTTGAAAGACAAAACGACATAACTTAACATACCATTGTCTTTCTCAAAACTATTTTGACGTCCTATTCTGTCTTTTATTTTTTGTACTTCATTGTGGCGTGCAATCTGATTTTCTTTTGAATCGCTATAAAAGTCCCCGGAACGATCAATGTTTTTATTTTCTTCTCCTTCTTTGGTTATTTCATCTATACTGTATAGTGAATCGTTTAGAATATTGTCTTTACTCCAAATTTCATCATTTACAGCAAAATCAATATCACCGACACCTAACATATTTAGGTCAAAATCATTTAGCCCAGCATAATTATAATCAATGCCATCAAGTAGTTCTTTCAACATATCGGAATCAAACTCTCCTTGAACATTTCTGTTATTCATAAAGATATTTTGTTCTTTCTCGGTTTTTTCATCCATGTGAACTACTTCAACACGAATTAGATAGTCATTTTCTTTCGTGTCAGAGCTATACTTATTCACCTCATCCATAATCGAAATACGCTGATGCCCTGATACAAGATTACCTGTAACTTCATTCCAAACTACACCGCCCAATAATCCTATACGTTTTAAGTTTGCTTTCAAGTTCTTTCGAGCTTCTGGGGCAATTTTACGGGGATTATAATTGGCAAATTTTATGATACTTCGTTGTATCTCCCTACTTTCCGGTTGCGTTATTTTATTTCTTGTCATCATCCTTTACTACCTTGCGCGTTTTTTAATCCTACATAAAATCTTTTTGGTACTCCTTGTTTTACTTGTGCAGGAGAAATCGTGTCTGAGCCAAAGTATCTGAACATATTTGTTCTATATCTACTTGTAACAGAATTGACTCTATCACGTACAGAATGCTGTCTGTTTGTGCCTAGCCCATATTGACGAGCTGCACGATACAGAATACGCATTCTTTGACTTTCTAATTCCGATAACGATTTTTTTCTGACTCAATACCTCTACTTTCTGTGTTTATATTCATAATCGAAAATTAGCTTTTCAGAGTATGGGAACTCTTCCAAAATACGTTTAAAATCATGTGGATATTTGTTTCGCATCATGAGCATTGTTTTTAAATCAATGGTAAAACCTTGACTTATAGCACCTGGATCATACACAAAAGGTTGTATTAATCCTCTTAGTCTAATATATTGAAGCACTTCCTTGTTCGTCCATAATGCAAGAGGATAGACCATACCTTTGTCTGTTATATAACTGGACTTCGCGAATTTCTTTAAACGCATCCGCTTCATGTATCCATCTACACCTTTCATCCCGCTGAATGCGTATGATATGCCTGTTTCTTCTCTCACAGCTTGTTCTATTTCTCCAATTTTTCTTGGCTTGATTGAAATGTTAGGTTCACGAAAGAATCCACAGGCATCATAATAATCACGTTGAAAATGCTTTATTTGGCGAATTTCTACGTTATTGTATTTTGTTTCTGCCCATTTGATATAAGGTTGGACATGGTCTAAGTTGGGAATAAGGTACATATAATAGCATATAACCTTATTAAACATACCAGCAAGCATGTCCAATAAGGCTATACTATCTTTACCTCCGGCTGAATAATATAATACAGCAGTATCAGTTTTTTCACGGATACTCTGTATTATCTGCATAGACAGTAAATATTTGTTCATCATTTACCCCCTGCACCACTAAAGGCAACATTTAAGTCATATCGCCTTTGTTCTCTACTACCTAACTGTGAAGCACTTGCCGTATTTCTACGGTTTGCTACCAGTCTTCCACCTAAACCGGCACCATTCATATTTCGTCTTGGCCCGGCAACTCTGTTAATTGCTCTTGTGACTCAGCTTTTGACTATTTAGATTAAATGTTCTCTGTACTTATTACTTTGCCAAGATGATACCATACTTGACTTATCAAGTATTCTACGCCGTTTTCTATTTTTGTAAGATCATTGCCTTCTTCATCAGCGAAAATAACATACTCGGCAGATTTCACCTCCACAGTGAGACGTGGCGCATCTTTTCGTCTGCCATTGATTAAGTATAAGGCATCATATTTGATTGGTATTACTTCAATCTCTTTATCATCGTCGGGTATATCCTCTTGTCGTTTGTATTCTTTGCCATCATGTCTAAAATAAACATATCGTGATACATTAGAGGGATATACATACCTGTGTTCTACATCTTGTTTGCCATTTAGAATGTCTTGAAAACATTCTTTGTTAATCTGTAATGTCAATACTTTCATAATCGTGTAAAGTTAAATGTTAGTTGCGGGTGATGGATTCGAACCACCGGCCTTCACCAAGTCAAAGTGACGAGCTGACCACTGCTCTAACCCGCGATAGTATCTATACAAAGATACCCCATTATGAAGACAATTTTGAATAACAATTCAACGCATACGAAACAATTTGCTAATTGTTTGCTAATAAATCAGGCTCGTGTTTATTGATGATGCTTTCAACAATTTCTTTTGCACATTCTATACCGGATTTATACCCTTTAGCATAGTCTGTTCTTGTAGACAGGTAACTAGTATCATTACCCAGCCACTCGATTATTTCTTGCAGGATTTCTTTCTCTTTCATAACCATCTTAAATAGTGGTAGCCCGAAGGCTACCGGGTTTATAGCCAAAGTTTCTTTGCCAAGTCGAAATTCTTTTGAGCTTCATTGACGGCCTTTTTCGCATAAGTCAAAGAGTATGAGTGCTCACGCGGATATTTGCCGGATTTCAGCCCCTCATGGTACTCTTTAGCTGCTGCTAACTTATGTTCATAGTAGTCCACGCTTTCAGGCATTGAAAGGTTTATAGTATCAGCCTTGTTTGCCCAATACTGAGCTATTCTTTCATGCTCTCTGGCTTTCTCGTCAAACTCTACACTTTTGCCCATATTATGCCAAGCATCTTCAATGGCTTTTCTGTGTCGTCTTTCGCTATGATGGCCGATTTTAATAGGTTCACCCAACGAGAGAAAATCGCTGTCTTTATTTGACGCTTTGAAGTATTCTTCACTCTTTCGTTCTGCAGTGGCAGCCCAATCCAGCCGGCGTTCTGCCTTTCGCTTTGCCCATTCTTGAACGTTAAAGCCATCAGCGCGAACTATCGAATAATAGTAGAAGCCATCACGTTCAAATATCAGATTAAACACTATGCTTTCATTCTCTTTGCCGTATTTGGTGGTTACAAGGATGGTTTCACCTTTTTCATGCTTAGCATCGCATTTAGCAAGAAATACGTTTGGACAAAATTTGCAATATGTATTCATAATCGTGCGTATTTAATAATCTTTGTTACAATGTTATAAGTTAATTTCTACGTATTCTTCGATAGCCTTAATGTCACATTCAACTTCTACCTCGTTCTCATTTTTGTCATAAGCTCTAACCTTGTCTATGGTTACTGATGCTTCAGTAGTAACCCATATATCCATGCTGTGATAGAACTTATCATCTATGTATCCTTTTACTTTGTAGTGTCCTTCAACTTCTATTAGATTCTCATTGTCTTCTGCATCAACACAGAATGTGCCTTCATTGCTGTCAATACTCTTTAAGATTGCATCTGCAAGCATCTTTTCTATCGTCTTCATATTCGTATGTGGTTAATTTGTTATTACTTCTTGTTTGATGGTGCAAATATATAGTATATATGCTAAATAAAAAAAGTGTATATTATTTATATATGCTATATTTAACATTGATTATATAGTATTGATGCTAAATTTGTTTTTGTATACCTATACAATAGCATTAATAAATAATTTTTCAAATTTTATTTCGCATATAAACTATATTGTATATATTTACACTCAAAACTATAATCTTATGGCAAATACAGAATTAAGAATTAAAGAACTTTGTAAGGAGAGGGGAATAACGCAAGCTCAACTTGCTGACAAATTAGGCATACAAGCTGTCTCCTTTTCACAAGCTGTCTCTCGTAATAAATTTAATATGGATAGGCTCGCTGAAATTGCAGATGCTTTAGATGTTGAAATACCAGACCTCTTTGATAAGCCTAAAGAGGGAGTGATACGTTGTCCTCATTGTGGAAAGGAAATTAAGTTAAATCCAGAAGTCTAATTTTTAAATGTAATTCTATGATAGATGTTTTATCCATTATAATACTGATTTTTAGTATCCTACAGATTATTCTTTTTTTCAAGGTTTGGGTTATGACGAATAATGTAAATGCGATCAAAAGCTGTATTGTTCAAAAACAGACGGTTGAAGATTTGCTGATAAGGGAGGCTCAAATTTTGACTTTGAAAGGAGAGATAGAAGAAGCGAGACTCAGATATTTTAGAGCGTTTTATCTCAGTGTTATTGAGCTCTATGAAAAAGCACAGAAAGAATATGAAACACAAGAAGATATGAAGAATGAATTCTATGAAAACAAATATAAAAATATAGTCCGCTATTTTGAAGAAAGATTAAGTAAAATAGGTGGAACTCTGGATAAGGAAAAATTCGATTCTTTTAAAAAAGTAAATACGTTAATTTCTCCGATATAAGTTCTATCTATAAGCAGAAGATATAATAGGTATTATTTCGAGAAATTTGAGCCAGTTATTGGATTGAAAAGTTTAACATAAATCATAATAATATGAAAGACAGATTTATAATCTCAACAACAGAAAGAATTGAAAATGGAATCATTAGGCAATATATTGATGTTATTTGCAGTAATATAGTAGTTGGAACAAATATTTTTTCTGATTTTGCAGCTTCTTTCTCTGATTTTTTTGGGGGTAAATCAGAGTCATATAGAAGAAAATTGGAATATATCTATAATGAGGCATCCAAGGATCTTAAAAATAAAGCTATTAGAATTGGTGCAAATGCAATTATTGGATTCAAAGTTGATTTCGATGAAATATCAGGAAAAGATAAATCAATGTTTATGGTATCTGTATCCGGTACAGCTTGTAAAATTGAGTATAGCCTCGATTATGATAATAATATTAAAACCAATACTGTTAGTCAGTCTGATTTGGACAAGGAAATCAAAAAGCGTTTTATCCAAAAGCAACTTCAAAATAAAGAGCAAATAAAAGAAGATTGGGTACAGTTTCTTATTGAGAACCCGCAAAAAGAAATAATTAAGGAACTTGTGGATTTGTATATTAGAAATAAATTAGGCTTATATATCAAAGAGGCAGAAATGATTGAAAACGTATTGGGAACGTATTCTAAATCACTGATGGTTCCTTTATTGTACGAATTATATATCGAGGTGGATAGGAAAGATTTACTTATATCATTAATAAAAAAATGCAATTTATTTGATGCAACATCCATATTAAAGGTTTGTAGTCAAAACATACACGAGGGTATAAAATTCTTACCTATAAAATCAGATTATTACGATGCTAACGAAGTAAATTTGATGAATAAAATATGTGATTTTTATAGTAATCTGCCGGATACTGGCAAAATAGAAAAGGTCAAATCTGGTGTTTTTAGTAAGAAGGAAGAAGATAAGTTTATTTGTGAGCATGGCCATAAAAATCCAGTAGATAAAAGGTTTTGTGAATCCTGTTCTGTAGATATAAAAGGAATTCATATTAATGAAGCGAAATTGATAGATGAGTTTAAAGAAAAAGTGGAAATTCTCAATAAGATGCTAAAATAATGGCATTATATATTTCAATATATTAAAATAGATAAAGGAGAATAAACTATGGCACTATTTTCAGAAAGACATGGTTATATAAAACCATCAGATGTATTTATTAGGGAAAAGATTACCCCTGGGATACAAAACGCTATTTTAACTTGTTATGATATTTTAAAAGAAACACTAAATATCGTTGATTGTCTTTATATATACCACAACTTAGATGAATATATTTGGACAAATTTCCTAAATATGCGTAAATCTGAGTGGACTACTTATACTGATATAATATCTAAATATATAAAAAGTGAACGAAATGAATGGTTTGAAAAACTAGATCTTATTGAAGTTTGTATTAAATACCTATATTTTAAAAGTGAAAAAGATTCACAAATTTCTATTTCAGCCGATATTTTTGTTGGTGAATTGAATCATCATTTTAAAAGGCTGAACTTTGCATATAGAATTGTAAACAAGGAGATTGTAGAAATTACATCAGAAGAAGAAATTAAAGAAATAGAAACTACATTAAGTACAAGTAAGGATAATATTAAGATACATTTAAATAATGCACTGGAATTATATTCTAAAAGGCCAGTGGCTGATTATAGAAATTCCATAAAGGAATCCATATCTGCAGTAGAAGCCATCTCCCGAAATATAACTGGGGAAAATGTACTTAACTTTAAAAAGATGGAGGAAAAAGGAGTCTTTGTCCCTACCGTCTTAAGGAAAGCTTTTGAATGTCTTTATGGATACACTAATGACAAAACTACAGGTATTCGTCATGCACTGATGGATGATACCAATGCTCCTCAAGCAGAAGAAGCATTATTCATGCTTGTGTCTTGTAGTGCTTTTATCAATTACCTTAATAAGAAAATCAAATGATGATTCAAAATGATGGACACTAATATGTTTTCGAACGACTTTAAGAAGTATCTTAAATGGATTTGTATCTTTTTTTTGATTATCCTTTTTCTCCCCATATTATTAACAAAGTTTCCATTCTGTATTTCTGATTTTAGCAATACCGGTCCAATAGGAGATACCATAGGAGGCATTATGGGGCCATTTGTTGCAATAGCAGCGGCTATACTTACTTTTCTTGCTTTCTGGGTACAATTTAAAGCTAATGAGCAGCAAAGAAAAGATATTGCATTAGAACGATTTGAAAGTAACTTATTTCAGCTTATTCAAATCCAAGAAGATATAACTAATAACTTGCAATTCTTGGCTTATGCCAATAGTAATTTTTTGAATAAAGTAAAAATATCAGGCAGACAAATATTCAAAGCTTTATATGAAGAAAAATACACTCCTTTGTGTGGAATCAAAGATGATATTAAAGAAAGAGGAATAATTTCATATGAAGAAGATAAAGATATTGGAATCTTAGACCATTATTTTCGACACCTATATCGAGTATTTAAATTTATTGACGAAGCTCCAATTTTTACAAATGACAAAAATAAAAAATATGATTATGCATGCCTTATGAGAGCTAGTCTATCACAATATGAACTTATTATGTTATTTTACAATTGCCTATCAAGTAATGGCAGAGAAAAGTTTAAACCTCTAATTGAAAAATATGCAATATTCAATAATCTTCGAGTTGAATTATTGGCAACAGATAGAGAGAAAGAATTATATGCTGAAGTGATTTAAACTTTTCTTTTCCTTGCACATTTTCTCAATAGCATAACGGAAAAAGCGATGTAGTTCCATGATTCCCAGTTTCTGAGCGTT